GCTTGTTTTGCAACAGGCGGGCATGACTGAGATTGCGCTCGCCCTCGGCCATTTGGAGGACGGGGAGAACGACACCTATCGCCAGATTTGGCAACGCCTGCGCCAGTTCAAGACTGAGCCGTGGTGGGTGCGGATTACGGGCGAGGATCAAAAGGCCGAGTTCGTGGGCCTGAACCAGCCTGTCGTGATGGGCGCTGATGGTCAGGAGCTTCCGCCTGAACTTGCCCAGCAAGCCGCCCAAATGGGTGCGCCTGTCAGCATCAAGAACAACCTCGCTGAGATGGACGTGGATATTGAGGTCGAGACGATCCCTGACACGGCCAATCTGCAAGCCGAACAGTTCGAGACGATCTCGCCCATGCTGCCGTTGCTGGCCCAAGCCATCGGACCCAAGAAGGCCTTTGACGTGGGCATGGCGCTCAGCAGTTTCCCGGACAAGCAACGCATCAAGGAGCTTGTGGACGCCCGCCAACTGGATGATCCTCAGGCCCAGCAGATGGCCGCGATGCAGCAACAGCTTCAACAACAGGCCGTGCAGATCGAAATGCAGGGCAAGCAGCTGGAGAACGCCAAGACCCAAGGCGAAATTGCTCTCAACGAGGCCAAGACGCGCCAGATTGATGCGGAGATCGTCGTAAAGGCAGCCGATATGGAAGCCCGCTCGATGGGAATAGGTGAGGACTTGCAACCGCAATAGCTTGGGTTCAATATCCGCAACGAACACCAGTAATGGTGTCAGGGTCGTCCGCCGATAATCAGGGCGTTACGGGATGCCGCCGACAACCGGGCAGACAGGAAAGAAGATGAGCTTTCTCGATACCTTTGGTGACGACTGGAAAGAAGAGTCCGAGGACGAATCGCCGGTTGAGGAACAGGTAGAGGCTGTAGCGGAGGAAACTCCCGAACAGACTGAACCCGAAGCCCCTGAGGATAAAGAGAAGCCTGAGGCTGAGCCCGTAGAGACTGCCGAGGAAACGAAGCAAGTCCCCACGGTTCCCTACGACCTTATGAAGGCCGAGAGGGCAAAGCGTCAGGAAGCGGAGCGAAGGCTTGCCGAGTTGCAGGCCCAAGTGTCGCAGCCCCAGTCTCCTAAGCTGGACGCCTATGAAGACCCGGAAGGTTTCAACAACCACGTCCGATCCCAGATGGAGCAAATCCGATGGGAGGCCCGCGCAGAGGTCGACGGCATTCGAGCCGAAGCGAAGCACGGGAAAGAGACTGTTGAGGCCGCGATGGCATGGGTTGAGGGGCGTTCCGCTCTTGACCCCACGCTGGGAGCCCGGATTCGTAGCAGCGCCGCCCCTGTTGATCTCGTCGTTCAAGAATATCAGCAGTCGCGCGCTTTAGAGCTTCTGAATGGTCGATCCTTCGAGGAGGCCGCTCGGGAGTGGGCTGAAAAGCAGGGCGTGACTGTTTCGCCGGGGGCAACCCCACAACCGAAACCGTCTTCTCCTACGCCCCCGCGTAGTCTGGCGAGCCGCCCCGGTCAGGGAGGCGTCAACCAGAATACAGCGGATGCTTTCGAGGGGATATTCTCCTCAAGCTCAATGGGGCTGCGGAGATGATCCATGAAGGACTAAACAATGGCCGAGGTCATTCTCAACTCCAACTTGGTGGAAACCAAGTGGCTCGTTAACGAGTATTACAAGCCCTACATCCGAGCGTCCGGTCTGGATCGCTTCATGGGCACGGGTTCCAATGCGGTCATCCGCATCTTCAACGAGAACCTGACTGACGGCGGCAAGGACATCATCGTTCCGCTGCTGGGTGTCGTGAAGAACGCGGGCGTCTCTGGCTCCCAAGTTCTGAAGGGCAACGAAGTCGATCTGGAGCAATACGCGGATCGGGTTCGCACTAACTGGCGTCGGAACGCCATCAAGGTTCCGAAGAGCACCAGCTATCGCTCTAACCTCGACATCCTGAAGGCGGCTGGTCCGTCGCTCCGGGATTGGGCGGCTCGCATTGTCCTCAAGAAGGGCATCATCGACAACCTGAACGGCGTCGTGATTCCGGGCGCTACGGATGCGGAGGGCTTCGCGGCTCCCGACACCGTGACGACCTACACGGCCGCGACCGCTGGTCAGCGCAACACCTACCTGACCAACAACCGCGACCGCATCCTGTTTGGCGCTCTGGAGTCGAATGCGTCGTCCAACGTCTTCGCTACGGCTCTGGCCACGCTGGACAACACCGACGACAAGATGAGCACCGCCATTCTGGACACTGCCCGCGCCAAGGCCGCCGAGACTGCGGACATTGACTCGGTCGGCCCGGCTATCAACCCCTATATGACGGAGGATGGCGAGGAGTGGTATGTGGTCTTCGTCCAGCGCCGTCAGATGCGTGATCTGCGCCGTGACGCCACCATGTTCCAAGCCAACCGGGACGCGATGGAGCGGGGCAAGGACAACCCCCTGTTCCGCAATGGCGACTTGCTGTGGAACGGCATGATCATCAAGGAGATCGCTGATCTCCCGGTCATCGCCGGGGCTGGTGCTGGTGGTATCGACGTGGCTCAGGCGACCCTCGTGGGTCAATCGGCCCTCGCGATTGCTTGGGGTCAACGTCCGCGTCTGATCACGGATCGGGAGGAAGACTACGAGTTCCGCCCCGCCACCGCGATTGAGGAGCTGATCGGCATCAAGAAGACCAGCTTCCTCGGAAAACAATACGGCAGCCTGAGCATCTTCACGGCAGCCGTCGCTAACGCCTGATTGTCCAATTAAATCAGGCACTTAACTGAGCATTCCCCCTCGTCTGGCAATCCCGCTGGACGAGGGAAACGCTAGGAGACTACGAATATGGCCGTTTATAACTCAGACCAAATCTCTGCCGGGACGCCCATCGCGGGTGTTGGCCTTGGCGGCGGACAGGTCAAGGAAGCTTACTTCTCCACCACCATCGGTGTCGGCGCGACCACCACGGACAGCATTGTGCTGGGCTACCTGCCCCCGCATTGCATGGTCCGCTCCATCATGGTCAAGTCGCCTGCTTTCGGTGGCGCTACCACCCTGAACGTCGGCGATGCTGGCGTCGGGACCGCTATCGTGGCGGACGTTGACCGTTATCTGGCGGCCAACAACATCACGACTGCTGGCGGCGTCATCTCCACGATGGCCACCACGGGCGTCTTCTTCAAGAACACCACCAGCCAGAAAATCCAGATTACGGCGGCCTTTGCTGCCGGGACCGTGGCGACTGCGGGCGTTCTGGAAGTCTCGCTCACCTACACCACTGAGGAGCCCCAGCAATGACGGCTGTGAAGTATTTCGGGGAGTTCCCCGAGGGTCAGGATGAAATCGAGCAACACGGCTACGTCTTTGGCCGTGGCAAGTCGGTTGATGTCACTGACAAGCAGTACCTCGCCAAGCTCCGCGCCAACCGCTTCTTTGAAGTGGACGGCAAGAGCGACGACGACGCGCACGATGAGGCCGAGGCTGCGGAGGAACAAACCCTGCGCGCCTATCTGAAGGACGAAAACGTCCCGGCCCATCACAAGCTGAAGCTCCCCGCGCTCCGCAAGCTCAAGGCGGACCATGAGGAAGCCAAAGCCAAGGCTCTGGAAGCGTAATGCCTACACTGGTGAGCGACACGATCCGGCTAGCGTTCAGGAAGCTGGGCGCTATCAGGGCTGGGCAAGAGGTGTCGTCTTCGGACGCCGCCGATGCCTTGGCGTCGCTCACCAGTCTCTATTCCGAGTGGATCAGCGCGGGCACGTTCGGCCGCGTCTATAACATCCCGCTCATGCAGGAAACCGAACTCACCGCGACGGCCAATATGCACTACAACGCCGTGACGGATGAGGCGATCACCATCACGCTTCCCTCCACGATGGCGGCCTGTGACTGTTGCACGTGGAACTACCGGGATTACGGCTGGTGTCTGCCGGAAGGCTATTGGGATGGCGTGAACGTCCCGCCTGATCTCACCGTCATGATGGTCACGGACTCGTATGGGGTAGCCAGAGCCACCTATGTCTATGACGCTTACGTTCAACTCTGGATGCGGGTCGATACGATCCTGCTGACGGATGAAGCGCCTCTGTCGGGACGCGGAGCCGATGGGCTCGCCTCGAAGCTGGCCATCCGCCTGACTGATCAATACGGGGAGGAACTCCTTACCCGCATCACCATTTCCAGCGCCGCCAGCTACCAGATGGCTCTGGTGAGCAAGTATGGTCAGGCTGAGCCCTGTGGGGCCTCCTGCGGCCCCTCTGCCGCCTCCACGACCACGCAAGGCACGTCGTTCAACTTCGCGGCCTATTTCACCGGCCAGTTGGAGCCTAACTGATGCCCGGCGTAGCCCTGATTGACGATGTGCAGGCCGGGTTCGCGGCGGTCGCGACCTATCTGAACAACCAGAACACTTGGAGCGTCATCGCCCGTAGTGCTGTTCAGCATTCCCATACGGGAAGCACGGCTGAGGTAACGGTCTATACGGTGACGGTCCCTGCCGGGCTGGCGGGGCCGAACAGCATCTTCCGCATCAGCGACACATGGGGTCTGACGGGCTCGGCCAGCAAAAGCCTGCGGATCAAGTTCGGCGGCACCACCATCCTGACGGCCACCGGCACGACCACCATGTCGGTGGACCATGTGCGTTCGGTCGCCAATCGCAACTCCCTGACGGCGCAGATCACGCCCGCCCCGTTCCGCGATCTCACGGCCACCTCGCAAGGCCCGCTGGTCATGGCCATCAACACCGCGAACGCCTTTGACATCACCTTTACGGTGCAACTCACGAACGCGGCCGAGAGCGCCGGGCTGGACTTCTTCATGATCGAACATTGCCACGGGGATGCTGTCTGATGGCCATTCCTCCGGTTACCGTCATCCTGCCGCGTCTCACTCAGGCGCAGATTGAAGCCTACATCACGGACATTCCGGCCTTCCGGGATTTCCTCGGTTACAGCATCGGCAACGCCAACGTCCGCAAGGCGAGCGAATACGGGATTGTGCCGGACGAAGGGACGTTTGAAGTCGATCCCGACGACTCGACCCTGTTCATCGCCACCTTCCCAACGCAGACCGATCATCGCGCGGCCCTGCAAGCCCTGATGAATCAATGCGCGGCGGATGGCTACTATCTGCTGCTGGATTGGCGGGGAGCCGACAAGGCCCTGCACGTCGGCGGAAGCCTGAATGTCCCCTCTGGCCTGCGCTGGGGCGGGCTCCGGGCCGATCTGATCTATGACTCGGTCGGCAATGTGGTCGATCTCGACCAGACGTGGATTCGCTCCACCGATGGCAACGATCCCCGCAACACCGTCATTCAACATGGGGTTTTGGATAACAAGGTCACGGACGTTTACGTTGAGAACATCAGCGTTGACTATAACGTCCTGAGGCAGACGGGTCAGTCAGGGCCTAACGGCCTATTCACCGACAACGATTGCTTCTGCTTTGGCTATTGCGAACGTGTCGTCGGCAAGAACCTGTTTGGATACAACTCGCGCCGTCACGTCATCAACCCGACGAGCGCGGACGATACCCGCACGGGCGTTTCCTTCACCTATCCCGAAGTCGTGCAGCGCACCAAGTGGATTTGGCTCGATAACATCGGCGGCGGCCGGGCTGGCGATGATGTGGTCACCACGCACGGGGTTGGTGAAGATGTCCGCCCCTATACCTCGCTGGCTCCATACACTGTCTTCCTGACCAACGTTCGGGGCGGTAACCTGCAAGGCGCGTGGTCCAGCGAGAACTCCAACTGCTGCGAGATCGATGACGATTCCGTGGGGGTCTGGCTGCATAATGTGCAGGCCTTCAACGTCCACGCGGCGCTAGAGATCAAGGGCCACTCGGACGCCAAGGCGGCCCGGTCCATCAAGGTCTCGGGCGTGGTGGACGGCTACGACGTTGGAACCCTCTGGAGCCAGCGTCACATTAGCCATGACGCCAGCAGCCCTTCGACCACATCTCCGATGGCCTACAACACGGACCTGTCGGAGTGCACCCCCAAGCTGCGGAGCCTGAAGGATTACGGCGTCGCCCAGACCCCCGTGGGCTTCTTCATCTACTCCTATTCCGGCATCGATATGCCGCAGGAGATGTATCTGGCGCGAGGGAGCAATGTCTTCACGCAATCGCTCGCCACCGCGACGGCCCTGACTTTCTTTGACGGCGCGCGTGACATTCGGATGCGGAACACGACCGTCTACACGACAGACTTCAGCGACTTCCTCTACGATTTCTGGATTCAATCCACCTGCGGGGCTCCGCGCGGGACCGGCAATATCGACTTCGGTTCCATTCAGTCCGTCAACGGCTCACCCACGGTGTTCCGTAACTCCGGGGGGCTCTCGGGGCGCATCTGGGGCTATCTGTCGGGCAACCTGACGGCTCCGGGCGGCCTATCGCTCTACGACCGCTCCACGACCTTCCCGGGCAACAAGATGATCATGCGGGGGGTCGAGTATCGCAACATCGGTTATGCGGACGACTTCTCCTTCACCTCCACCGCTACCCGCTCGCCGCGCCTTGATCGTCAGATGGAGGTTCTGTTCCAGCGTGGGATGCAGATCGCGCTCCCCTCCACGGCTGTCACGACCGAACAGACGCTTTTCACCTATACGATCTATGCCGGGCTGCTGGGCAAGAACTCACAGCTCGCGCTGGATATTCTCGCCAGCTTCACGGGAACCAATACCAAGACGCTGCGGGTCAAGATCGACGGCATTACGGTTGGCCAGTATGTCGTCACGACGGAACTCAGCTTGCAAACCCTGCTGATGGGCGCGAACCGTAACGCGCTCAACTCTCAGGTCTGGCAACCGCTGGGAACAAACTTCGGGGCGAATGCCGCCACCGTCCTGACTACGGCTGTAAACTTCGCCACGGATAGTGTTCTCACCATCACCGGCCAGCTTTCGACCACGACGGAGAATATACGTCTTGAGCGAATGAAGCTACAATACGACTACGACAACTCCGCCCCGTAAAGGAAACTCGCATGGCCGGACCCTACAACGCAGGACAGCCTGCAAGCCGGACTGTTCTGGTCAACCCGACCACGCTGGCCGATGTCGTGCCTGCCTCGGCTGCGGCAGACGGGGCAACGCCTATTGCAGGCGGAAACGGAACCGCTGTCGCCAGCAAGACTAACAGCACCTACGTTCAGCCGGGCTCTCTGACTGCGACCACGGATCGCAGTGGAACCGCCACCACGACTTCAGGGGGGCTCAATGTGGCGGCCAACGCTAGCCGGACCTTCCTCGTGGGCCAGAACATCGGTGCGGTGAATCTGGGCTACAACGAACAGGGCGGCACGGCTGCTATCGGCACGGCGGGGACTTACACGGTTCCGCCCGGCGTCTCGTTCCTGATCTCAACCAACAAGCTGGTCAACTTCATCTGCGCTTCGTCCACTTGCGCCGTAACGCTGACGGAAGGCTAAGGTGGGTCTGGTCGGGGTTGCGCCCCGCAACATCGCGAAGGCCAAGATTCCAGTCGCCAGCACGAGCTTTGTTCTCGGTCTGGAGATGGACTTCCTCGCCCAGCAGTATGCCCTTCAGGGGGCCTATAGCGCCGCCTTCCCGACCGGCTGGAGCTTCACCCGCGCCACGGCTGGCAATGCCCAGAACGCGGATGGATCGTGGGTCGCCTTCACCTCCGGTCAGCCTCGCATCACCACGCGGGGCCTGTGTATCGAGGAAGCGCGGACGAACCTGTTCCTGAACTCTAGCGCCCCCGTCACGCAAGCCGTCACGCTGGCGACGGGAACTTATCAGGTGACGGTCTGGGGCTCTACGGGTTCAGTCACCACCAGCGCAGGCACCGCGACGGCTACCGGGTATGGCGCTATCAGCGCTTCCACCTTCGGAACCTCGCAGGCCATTGTCGTGACGGTCGGGGGAACGATCACCGTGACGGTCGCGGGCTCTCCGCTCTATGTGCAGGTTGAGCTAGGCACCATGCCCTCGACCCATATCCTGACGGCTGGAGCCTCGGCTACCCGCAACATGGATGCGGTGCTGGTCACGGGTATCTCCTCGGTCTTGAGCCAACCCTATGTCCTGTATGCCGATGCGGATTTGCCGCTGGGCGATGGACTCGCCAGAACCTTCCTGACCTCCAGCGCGGGCTCGGACGCCTCTCGGCTCTATGTAGGCCGCTCTGCTGGCAATGTGGCCATTCTGGGCGTTACCGGTGGCGTGGGGGACAATAACGTGAGCGTCTCGGGCTTCTCGGGGGCTCAGGCCTCCATGCGGACGGCGGGACGGATTCGCTCCACGGGCCTCTGCATGAGCGCGAACGGCACCCTTAGTTCTGACGCGCCGCAAACTCCCCCGACTGGTCATGACCGGGTGAATCTCGGGACCAATGCGGCGGGGACGTCGAACATGAAGGGCTATCTGCGGAGGATAGGCGTCAGGCCCATCTCTCTGACGGATGCCGAACTGATAGGGATTACGGCGTAATGGGCGAGGTTGGCGCTTCTCAGAACA